TTATGACAATAAATCTCTTTTGGTGTAATTTTGGGGTAATTGACTGCTAAACACGCTATCAAGTGCCTGTTTCTCAACATCAATATCAATATGTGTATAAAGGTCCATTGTTGTTTTTATACTTGAGTGTCTTAATAGCTTCTTTGCAATCTCTGGACTAATTCCGTTTGTAACAAGTGTTGTAGCAAAAGTATGGCGCAGCATATGAAAATGAAATGGAATATTAAGTTTTTTGGATACATTTTGAATCTTTTTCTGTAGCCAGGCATATTCAATGTAATTGCCATCTTCATAGACACAGATGTTGTCATATGGGTTTTCCTGAAACCATTCCAGTAGTACATCTTTTAGTGGCTCAGCAAGAGGAACAATGGCATAAGATGATTTGGTCTTCATCTTAGTTGTAAACGATTCTCCAGCCTTTGATCTATTGTCTAATCTTTTGTCAAAGTTGATGGTATTGTTTTCAAAGTCAATATCATTTTTACTAAGTGCTAAAACTTCACTTACTCTTGCACCAGTGTAATATCCTATTTTTAACGCAATAACCATAGCACGATTATTAAAGATATCATGACATCCAACAAATTCATTACATATTGTTATGAAATCTTCATATGATATTGTCTTTCCCTGATCATTATTCTTATGTTCATCTTTTTTTAGGATAACATAAGGCATATGATTAGTCTGAAGGTAGTTGGATCTAATAGCGTGCTTAAAGACAGCATTGAATATTTTTAATACATTCTTGCATGTACCATACTCATACTTTTTTGACAGTTCATTAAAATATGTCTGGATTATTGTGTAATTGATTGTGCTGATCTTCATCTTAGCTATTTTATGACACTTAATTTTTGCATATGAACTTTGATAGTTCTTGATTGTATTGATTGCATATTCATCTTTGTGCAGTTCAAACCATTCGGTGTATACGTCTGCAAATGTCTTTTTTGTTTCAATATGGAATGATCCATTTTTATTTACTTCATACTTAACTTCTATTTCCCAATTTTCAGCTTGTCCTTTTGTCTTAAACCCACCTTTCTTATATCGTGTACCCTTGTACATAAAAGCATTGTCATACACAACTTTCCCATTCTTTAGTTTCCTTTCTGTAATACTCATGATTAATTGATCCTCCTTTTTAACTTCTCTTGAATTATGTGTTATCTTAAGTTATAATAGGAGTACGATAAAAAGAACTTGCTGGTCAGGCAGTTTTCAATCGTACTTAGTGTTGTGTTGGCAGCACACACTTATTACTCTCCTGTTGGTAGCAGGGGAGTTTTTATGTTATAATTCTAGTGTAGCGATAGATACTCTACAGAGCCTATTGCGGTAGATCCTAAGTTACCCGTGTGGGCTTAGGACTTTTTTATTTGATTTTAAATTGGATATTAGTTATACTTATAACAGATAGGAGTGATATAAGTATGAATGATACAAATAAAAGCAATGACATTTCTAATTTCATAAAACTGGCAGATGAACTTTTGTCTGAAGAATCTAGACAAGTCATCTATAATATCTTATGGAAAGAATTAAAAGTGCACGTGGATGTAGGGCTTACTGGTGCACCAGGTCCGATTGGGATTGCTGATAAGTATGAATATTAAACAATTTCATAATTTTAATGCATACTGTGCTTGAGTTTGATTTGTATATCTTCTTTTATGGTACTGTCTAGATGCTTAAAATTATGCAATATACTAATAATTTCAGAAGAAGATAATGTGTCAATATTTTTTACTTTAATATCTGCTAATAATTTATGTACTGTAATTTTAAAACATATGTATTCCATTTGATCATATATATTCTGGTATCCGATTAACATATACAAATATGATTCGTTTTTAAAGTTTTCAATTTCCATTTTTGGATAAAAAATTTCTACTTCATCATGTGGATCTATAAATGAGGAGTCAGCAAAATTTCCTCCATATTCAGATGCAATACAAATATCAATACCTGGCATATCAGATTTATAATAGGCACCTAAATCCATTGGTGAGAAAAGAGTTGTTTTTCCAGTGTTTTTTAATACGATACTAGGCTTTATGGATAATTTACAATTTATATGTGATGGATCTAAATTAATTTTTTTGATACCAAGATATGCTTTTTGTTCGTTCATTTCTTTTCCTCTGTTTATTTCATTTTGTGATGATATTGTCCACCAAACACCTATTAAAGTTAATGCACCAGCCGATAGAGTAGATAATGCTGTTATCCATTCTCCTACTGTGCCAGGGAAATCAATTGGGATTAAATAACACAACCAACTAAAAATCAAAATAATGATTGCTATTGTAATAGTGGCTGCTGTTAATAAAAGAACAAATCGAATAGTTTCCTTTTTTGGCATATTTTTTCTCTAACTCTTACTCAAGTCTTTTAACTTGCTTTTCTTTCTCATAATTTCCAATAACTCATAAACTTCGTCAGCATGTTCAAATATCTCTTCATCACTCATACTATCAAAGTCAAGAGGTGGGTATGTATCTAACTCATGTTTTAAAATAAAGTCTAATGCTTCTCGTCTGGTTTTGTAGTTCATTTTATAATTTACCTACTACTTTCCCAATGCATTCAATTCTCATACCATCGTTGAATTCTTTAATGGGATATTTTTTATTGTGGGATATTAACCCCATTTTTCCACGCTCTTTTATGTATGCCTCGCCATTAATCATGAAAGCCCCAATCTCACCAATCTGTACTTCTTGTTTCTTTATCATAACTTTTTCACCATTACTATATGTTGGCTCCATTGAATCGCCATTGACACCAATAACAAAATCAATATCTTTAAATTCAATAGGTACTTCAATTTGTTCACTTGGAACATCATCAAACACATAAAGCCCCGTACCAGCACTAAGACCGCATTGATAACTAGGCTTTAATACTGTTTCACATTTTTCTTCTGGTTCTTTAATGCATCTATCATATTCTTTCAATAAAACTGTATCTACTAAATCCTGACCGTGACTATCTAAGTTGCGGTATTTTTTTATATGCTCATATTCTGCTGTTTTTAATCGAAAAGAATTAAGTACTTCTTTTTCGTCTGTTAGACATAATAAATAATCAACTGAAACGTTGAAAAATTCTGAAATTTCTTTTAAAAATTTATGACCTGGTTCCCTAACATCAGTCTCATAATTTCTTAAAGTTGTACTTGGAATTTTTAATTTATCAGCAAGTTCATTTCTTGTTTTAAATCCGTTTTCTTTTCTTAATTGTACTAATCGTTGACCAAAAGTCATTATTATCACCTTCTTTAACAACATTATATATAAATTATTACATATTTACAATAAAAAAATGCTCAAAACGAGCAAATTATTTCAAATTATTATTGACAAGTGCCCAATACGGAGTTATGATATGTATAGAAAAGCTCAAAACGAGCAGAAAGGAGTGGTAAAATGCTCAACAATATTGAAGCAGAAAGGGTACGTAAAAGATTATCTCAAGACGAATTGGCAAAAAAAATGGGTATTTCTCTTAAAACGTATTACAACTGGATTAATGAAGAAACAGATATTCCCAGTTCGGCGTTAATAAAGTTCGCTAAATTATTTAAAACAGATATTGATTATCTTTTGGAAAACTCCAAAAACTTTATGGGTGATAACTTTATGGGTGATAATTGATATGAAGATAATTTTATGTTTATGTTGTGCGTTGGGTTTTGTTTTATCAAGTAGTATAGGAAGTTTTTTACTACTTGGAATGGGAATTGTGAGCGACTATAAAAGGTTAATAAAACCAGTTTTTATCTTCTATAGTTTAGGTGCTATATTCCTAATTGCATTTTTTATATGTATTTAGTAATGAATCAGAATAAAGACAGCCTACAAATTGTAGAAAAGGAAGAAGGGTGATATATGAATCCATTAAGTTATTTACTTATGCCAATCGTTTTTTATGGATTATTTGTTGTTCCAGATTTCATTGTAGAGTGGATTTGTTGGAAACTAGATTCCAATAAGAATATGAAACCGGATTGTTTCTTATATTATTCGTTCTATATTTCAATAGTTAGTTTTTGTATATTTTTGATTTTGGAAACAAAATAAAGCATCTTAAATATACAAAATATTGAAGAACTATTCAAAATAGAAGGTGGTGAGAGGAATTGGAAGTAATCTTGACAATTATATTAAGTGTTACTCTTTCAAAAATATATACTGATTTTGTTGTTGCAAAACATAGGGATGAAGTATTTGAAACGTTCAAAGAGACATGCACATTTGTGAATGAGGAAATAAAAAAATTAAAAAGAAAGGGGATTTGAATTATGCAAGTAAATGAAGTGACTAGATTAGTCCAGATGACTGCAATTCTTGAAAGGGATGTTGATTTTACAGATGAGGATCTGATGTCAGCATTTAACCCATCGCTGAAGCATTTCAGACAGGCAGCACTCAACCGTATTGCCGAAAAGAATGGATATGAGTATGGTGAATGTCTAAGCTATGTATCAGGCAACTTTGTAAATGTCACGTTTATAAAGTATCTAAGAGAGGAGGATGAAGGTATGGCAGGGTTAAAGATGCTTACAACTGAAGAGGTTGCTGAATTAATTGGAACCACAAGACAACAGATTCTCAGTATGAAAGATGTAGGTATTTTAAACTTTATTAAAACTGGTGCATCATTTATGTTTCCACAGAAGGAAATAGAGAAGTTCCAAGAAGCTTATTTGGGCTATGACCTGGGCAATAAAGTAAAAATGATTAAGGCCTACAATGAAGTTCATGGAATGTAAAGAAAAAGCCGCTGCGACAACAGCGACTCAAAAATTAATTCGTTAAAATTAATCACTTATATTGTAAGTGATGGAAAGAGAGAAATCAAGTATGGAAAAGAAAGTTGTTATTGAATTAACAGAACAGCAAGCAAATGATTTGGATTTATATTTGTTTGCATCATCTGATTATCGCAGCAGAGAACAACAGGCTTGTGAAGAATTAACCCTAGAATTAAATGAAGATGGAACTCCAAAGTATAAAAACATGGCATCAAATGCTAAGTTTTGGAAAGACATGAATTCTCAAATGAAAAAGATTTGTGAAATTGTCAACAGAGCAAGGTTTCGTCATGAGTGAGATTATTGAAACTGTGATAGGTTCGTTCCTATTTGGAAGTGTATTGGTTCTATTATGCCAAGGAACTGAACATATGGCTAAGAAGACGAACACAAATCCTTTGATGACCATCAGCAAGCCAGAATTGCTTTGGATGAAGTTCAAACCAAAGGAAAAGAAAGACAGAGTCAAAGGCTTTGTATTGATCAGTTCTTGGATTGTGACAATCATTCTTTTTGGATTGGTGATGATCTATGGATAGAACAGATAAGTATTACTGTATCGGCTACTGGTTCATGACGTGGACCCTTACAGTAGCGTTAAGTATTAAGAATGTATATTAGGAGGAATGAAGATGACAAGAAAAGAAGAAATTGAAATGGAATTGTTTTTGCTGGATATGAAGGATCATATGACTCAAGAGGATTTTCAGTATAGACGTGAACTTCAGGAAGAATTGAGGTCACTTGATGATTGATGTTCATGAGTTCTTTGATCAGTGCCATGTCTACGAAACAGTTGATAAAAGTGATGAATGGCTTGAACAAAGAAAAACAGGTATTGGTGGCAGTGAGGTGGCAGTTATCCTTAATCTAAGCAAGTATAAGACACCTTACCAACTTTTTATGGAAAAGAAAGGCAATGCAGTAGAACATATCAGCAATCCAGCAATCGAAAAGGGCAATCGTCTTGAACAGCCACTTATAGATGTATTCTATGCACTGCATCCAGAGTATACATCAGCGGATACAAAGCATATCTCTTTAAAGTCTAAAGAATATGCTTTTATGAATGCCAATCTTGATGGTGCGTTCTTAGATGAGAATAGTGATAAGGCTATTCTAGAAATCAAGACAACTACTATCCAAAATAAAAAAATGTTAGATGAGTGGGGCTATTGGGATAATGAGCAACAAGTATGGATTGAAAAAATTCCAGATGCCTATTATTGCCAGGTACTCCATTATATGGCCACAACGAAGATTAAGCACGTTGTTGTTTATGCACAGTTAGATTTTGAATATAGAAAAGATAGAAAGGGTCAAGAGACTAGAGAAGTTGATATTTATTGGGATGATCATATCAATGATATAAATTACATCATTCAAGAAGAGAAAAAATTCTGGAAAAGGCTGGAGGACAATGTTCCACCACCATTCATGCAGATGAATTTTAGATAGGAGGGAGTTATATGATTGAAAAAAAGATAAAAACACAGTCTGTAGAATATTTTTTTGAAAATAGCAAAGAGACAATAAAAATGTCAATTTCTTTAGAAAATGTTAATTCTTCCGATTTGGAAAAGACAAAAAAATTTCTTGAAACTATGTTCCAAGAAATTTTAAAAGACATTACCTATTAAAATTTATTACCATTTTGAAATTTTTCACTTAGTTTAAATAGGTTTACAAGTGATTCCGGATTTTCAAGTATCTTAGGAAGAATTGCTTCCATTAATACTTGGTTATCAGTTTTTTGATTTGTAGCAGTTAGTTTATCTGCAAGTACAGAAATCGCGCTAATATCTAAAGATTTTGTTTGTTCTCTAATGACAGATACATCATCTTTGATTGCATATAATTCTTGCAAAATAGTAGAAGATAAAGTGTTTGTATTTGGTAATTGTGTATCTTCACTATCGGCAGAATCAAATTCAAATGTGTTTATCATTGCAGATAATCGTGTTCTTGTTTTATCAGCTTCATCAAGGTCTTGCAAATCATAATCAATGGTGTTGATATTAGCTACATCAAAAGGAATGGTGTCAGTTTTTGATTTTAATTGAATTAGAGGTTTTGATAATGCTACTCTATACCCTAATTCATAAAAAACGTTTGGATTATGACCTGTTAAATCTACTATGACTAAATCATATGTACGAAGACATTCAAGAATTTTATCAGTTATTGAGTTAGGGTTAGCCATTAAATCAACTCGTTCAGGTTCATCAAATCCGCATTCTTGACAAGCAGGTTTGATTATATGTTTTAAAAGTTGATCTGATCTTTTGCGAATTTCTGTATTTTCATCAGATATTGGACAAACAACAAAACATTTTTTTGACATTTATAATCACCTCACTTTCTAATTGGATTTAAGTACCACTAAATACTTATATACTCATTATAAAGTAAATGGTGAAAAATGTTAAGTTTTGTAAAAAAAGAAAGGAGTTATTCACAATGAATAAATTAAAAATTGTTGACATGAACGGTCAACAAACAATAGATAGCCGACTTGTTGCTGAGGCTTTAAATATGCAACACAAAGATTTATTGAAGAAAATTAGAAATTATGACGATATTTTAACCAGCGAAAAATTGCGCCCGTTAGATTTCTTTGTTCCAAGTGCTTACGAAGATGGAAAGGGTGAAACAAGAGTTTGTTATATGCTCACGAAGAAAGGCTGTGAGATGGTAGCTAACAAAATAACTGGTAAAAAAGGTGTTATCTTCACTGCAATGTATGTAGATGCATTTAATGACATGGAGGTACAGCAGCAACTGCCAACTGATCCAAGAGAACTTTTACAACTTACTATTATGGCACAAGAAAATACAGCTAAACGTGTTGATAATATTGAGGAGAAAGTAAAAGAGTTAGATGAAAACAAACTTCTCAATCCTGGAGAATATCATCTTATCAATACAAGAGTAAGAGAACGTATTAATCATATTATTCAGGCTTATCATTTGAATCCTAATAAAAAGCAGAAAAGTGAGTTATACAAATCTATCAATCGTGAAATTAAGGTGATTACAAATGCAGAATGTCGTAGTCAGTTGAAAGCTAAGGATTTTAAAACAGTTTTGGATTTTATTAATGATTGGGAGCCAAGCAAGGCAACATTAGTTGTTATTGAACAGTTATCTTTAAATTTTGAGGAGGAAAAGGAAAATGGAGCGAAATAATGTACAAAGTGAATTTTTAGGATGCATGAGTGCGATTATCGTTGAAACACAAGAACAGTTTGAAAAACTAAAAGAGTTCATGGGAATTAAAAACTTGTTCTTGAGTGATGGTACACCAGCAACACAGCTGCATCTTACAGTTAATAAGCGTATTGCTTTCTATCGTGATGAAATAGGAATGTTTGTTGGATATGATCATCCTGCAAATGTTGGATGTAACTATTCTTTAAAGGAATTTAATGAAGCCTTTGAAGAACAACTTGGCTTGTTTGGTGACAGTTCCACAGGCATTGTGCAGCAGCCTGATGAAGCATTGATTGCTGATGATCCAATGGCGCAGGAACCAATTGATACAGAAGTGAAAGAAGTGGAGAATGAGATTTCCTTGAAAGAGGTATTAAACCAATTGACTATTGGAACAATTACTCCAGCTAAATGTTCTGGAAATCTTCTTGAAGTAAAGGATAAAGTCATTGAAATAGTCAAAAAGAAAGAAAATATCGTTGTTACAAGAGAGAATTTTACTGAGATTAAAGAGGTAGTCACTGATTTGAATGCTAAGGCTAAAGCATTAGAAGAGCAGAGAGCATTCTTTAATAAAGAAGTTAAAAAATTTACAGATCCGTTTTCAAAAGCCTTTACTGAGGTAATCAACACGCTAAAGGATGTATCTAAATCAATAAAAGCAGATATACAGGTATTTGAGGAAGAAGAAAAAGAAGAAAAAACAAAAGAATTCTTCAAGGCGCATATTATGCCTGAACTGATGACATGTTTTCAAAATGAATCTATTTCAGAAAAGCAAGTCAATGAATTCAAATTTGATGAAAAATGGTTGAATAAGGATGCTGTTACTAAAATAGGTAATCTAACTAAAAAAACATCAGATGCAATCAAAGCAGAAATTCAAAGACTGATTAATGAATATACTCAGGAAAAAAATGACATTGCAACTATTGAGTCAACAGTTAAGCAGTTAGCGATTGCTAGAGGAGTTGACGGTTCGCTCAACGTAGATACATATGTTGAACTTTATAAGAAAGGTACTCCAATGCCAGCGGTACAGGAACGTATGAATCAGGATATTGCAATCATTAAGAAAACTGTTGATGTTGCTGTTCAAAAACAGACTCAAAATATTCAATCTCAGCAACAAATGCAAAAAGACAATCAACAAGTCGAAAGTATTCAAAACGTCACAGATACGAAAAATGTGACAATTCTCAGTGATGATAAGACTGGTGAGGTATTAGCGAAGGCAGATAATCAAAAATTGATGGCTTTGGTTGTATCAACACCAGAAAAACATCAAGGCAAGACATTTGAATATACATATTCATTTAGCGGCCCTTTTGGCTCAATAAAGACTTTTAGTAGCGTATTGAAATTATTATCAATGATGTTCAAAGATTTTAAATATGTAGAAAGAAAGCTAGAGAAAAGAAGATTATCTGATCCAAATACTGGTGAAGTAAAAGAATACTTATGTACTCAGGAGGTAAATAACAATGGTACAAAATAGTTTAACAGGTAAAAGTAAAAATCTTCCTATGAATGGAATTAAAGCATTCAATAATCTTATGGGTTCTGATTTGATGAAGACAAAGATTTATCAGATGGTTGGTCGTACTGATGCACAGGAGTTTATTACATCAATCACAAGTGCGGTCAATAATAATCCAGCATTAGCTGAATGTGATTCACAGTCAATCATCAGTGCAGCGTTATTAGGACAAAGTTTACATTTGAAGCCTAGCCCTCAGCTTGGATACTTCTATATGGTTCCATATAAGAAAAAAGCAAAATATGATAAACAGACAGGACAAATTATCTCTCCTGAAAAAACAGAAGCACAGTTTCAGTTGGGATATAAAGGTTACCTTCAATTAGCAATTAGAACTGGAGAATATATTGATATAGATGCCATTGAAATTCGTGAGGGTGAATATAAAGGGCGTAATCGACTAACTGGAAAGCCTGAGTTTGAATTTGTGGATGATGATGCAATAAGAGAGAATCTTCCTATTATTGGATATATGGCTTATTTTGAGATGAAAAATGGTTATATCAAGCGTATTTACTGGTCTAAGGAAAAGATGCTAAAACATGCTGATGAATTTTCTCAAGCATTTAGTTTGCAGAAATACCATGAACTTCAGGAAGGTAAAATTCCTCAAAAAGATTTATGGAAGTATTCATCATTCTGGTATAAGAACTTTGATGAAATGGCGAAAAAGACGATGTTAAGACAACTGTTATCTAAACATGGTTTACTATCAACTGAAATGCAAAGAGCTGTTGAAAGTGATCAGGCAGTTATCACAGAGGATTTAAAGCCTGAATATGTTGATCATCCAGATATCATTGATAATGATTTGCAACAAACTATAGAAACTCCACAAATCGAACAGGAAACATCTTCACCATCATTGGATTTAACTGATCTCCAGCAGGAAATAGCAACTGTTGACATTGAAGATGATCCAATGGCGTAGGAGGTACATATGAATCTTATTACTAAGTTATTAATGGAAAATGAAATAAGCATTAATCAGGCGAAAACAATTACCAAAGATAATGTTATTCCTAGTATTGCAATATTTATTGAAGGCGTTGAGAAACTGCCTACTAAAAAGAACCTTTTAGCAGAAGTGCCAGAAAAATTCTATGTTAATGAACTAGAATGGATGCTGATGAACTACTGGAAAGATAATGAAATTATCGGAATCATGATAGATGAGGATAATGATATGTCAATATGGCATGGACCAGATGAATGTGATATTGAAGTATTCTATCAGAATTGGTCCAAACAAAAATTATTCAAGTTCTTGGAAACTGGAAAAGAGTACAAACTGGATGATTTAATTAATCACTGTGCACTGATAGAAGGTTAAATAAAGATATGAAAAAGAATGAGGAGGGTTTCGTTAAATTTCATAGAAAACTTAAGCGTAATAAGTTTTATACTGATGCAAACACTATGCTCCTCTTCTTTCATATAATTTTAGAAGCTTCATGGTTTGATAGTGATGATGAGAAGCGTGGTGAACTGAAAATCAGTGTCTCAGAACTTGCTGAAGACCTAAAAAAAGATAGAAAGACAATTAGGAAAAGTCTAAATATATTGATTGATGAGAAAGTCATTAGTGTAAGAAAAAGTGGAAAAATTTCAATAATAAAAGTGAAAAATTATGACCTTTATCAGGATAGTTTGAATGATGTCATGTGAGGAATAAATCCCCATTAAGTGAGGAAATTTTCCCCACTATGTGAGGAATAAATCCCCACATCTATCTATATATATAAGAATTTAAGAATATAAGAATATATTTATATATATATTAGTCTTCTATATGTTATATAGTAGCAAGCCAAATTTTCATGAATATAAATATTTCAAAAAGGGGTGAATAAGTAATTGGATAAAATACAAAATTTCCTAAATAACGGAAATTCTGAAATTCAGTGTGATATAACAAAATTAGCTAATGATGAAATTGGACACCTTAATGATTTGGATGGTATTGACTGTCCTATATGCAAGAACAAAGGATATATTCTTCTTGATGATGACAATGGTGTTACACAATCTCTTGTAAGTTGTAAATGCATGCATCTTAGAAAAGTGAAACGGTTAGCCGATGAAAGTGGATTGGGAGAACTTCTGAAACATAGGGTTAAGAATTATGAAGCCAAAGAAGAATGGCAAAAGAAAGTTAAAAACACAGCAGCACATTATGTTAGAACTGATAACAATTGCTGGTTCTGCATGCTGGGACAAAGCGGTGCAGGAAAGACACATATCTGCTCAGCTATTTGCAATGCCTTCATGGAAATGTACAAGGATGTTCGCTATCTTGCATGGAATGATTTTGCAACATTCTACAAGGAGAACATGAAGAACGTTGCCAGCAAGGACCTTATGAGGGAATATCAGCAAGTTGAAGTTTTATACATAGATGATTTATTCAAAGGTGCAGATACTGAATACGATATCAAGAACATTGCATTTGATTTAATTAATTACCGATATAACAATCGGCTGAAAACAATTATATCGAGTGAACGCTCCTTTAAACAGTTGTGTGAACTTGATGAAGCAATTGCTTATAGAATTGCTGAGATGTGTCAGGATTACTTGATCAGGATTCCCAAGACACAGAGCAACAACTATCGCATAAAGAAAAGCAAAGTATAAAAAAACAGAAAGGGGAACTAAAAATGGCATTAGATTTTTTTGAAATGATGAAACAGGAGCAAGAAAAGCAAAAGGCACAGAATACGCCTATTACAAAGCAAAATAAGGAATTACAGTCTGTAACACCTAAAACAGAAGAAAAACCATCAGTGAAGAAAAAAGAAGGCAAAAAGGATGAATTAGAAACATCTACAGTACCGACATTTGATGAGCAGTTAAAAAAGGCAGGACCTCAGGAAAAAGTGATCGTTAGATATCTGCTTATGAAATATCCTGATATCAAGGAAAAAATGGAACATCCATATGTGTCTATTGAAGGGATGTATGAATACATTCAATCGCAAGCTAGAAAGCATGCAAAAAATGGAGCATTCATAACTGTACCACAGGAGTTGATAGATGCATTTCCTGAAGATGCAGAAAAGGAAGGCTATCTATCAGATGACATCGTTTATGGATGGGGGCGACACTACTATGACGAGCATGGAAAAGTTTCTTGATGATTTATCGAAGGCACATCTTGATGCACTCGATATTGAACAATTTGAATGTTATCTCTATGACATGAATGACAAATCAGTATGGAAGAACAGAAAAAAAGATTCAATAGTCAATGAGTTTTACATATCAAAGTTTGAGATATGGAATGAAAGGCTGATTGAAAGAGTGTTCTATGTCAACCAGAAGTGGGAACAGAAGATTAAGCAATACTGTAACATCTATGAAGTTCAGCGCTACCTGGCTGGTTCAAGATATAAAATCAACAAAGGAATATATGTTGCTTCATATGGTGGAATCAGGATGATCTACTGGAAATCCTATAATAATTGTGAGTGGGAAAGAAGCACCAATGAGAGATTCATGATCAGCTATGGTCAGCGCTATTCAAGTCAGTATATCAGCCATTATAGATTAAATGATTATGAACATTTGCTTAAGCAAACTAAACATAAGTATTGTGGGTTCAAGGAGAGCGGGCTTGAAGATGAAAGATTATTCTGGTTCCTTTATCAGTACGAAAAGCATCCACAGATGGAAATTATAGCTAAAATGGGTCTTATGGATGTCGTACAAGGAAGCATGAACTGCTTAAGATGGTCACAGAAGGGATATAAACTTCTTGGAATTGATGATAAAAGTGAACTAGAAATCATAAATTTATGTAGTCGTCAGGGCGGTCTGAAGTACTACAGGAAACATAAAGATAACATCAGAAAATATGGTCTTGATTCTAAGCATAAAATATTTATTTACGATATTCTTCTGCAAAGGAATTATCCAATGTCTAAAAAACTAATTGAATACATTGACAAGGTAGACCGTTCAAACACATATGGATATGAATACAGTTCATATAGCAGTGACTATATTGATTACATAGGCTTCTGTAATATCTTAGGGATTCCTTTAACATCAGCAGTCAGGTATCCAGAAAATTTTAAAAAAGCTCATGATGATATGCAAGATAAAATAAAAATCAATGAGTCAAAGATTGTAACGGATAAGATTCAAGAACAGGTGATTAAGACGCTATTTAAATATCGCTATGCAGATAATGAATATGTCATTACTCCAGCAAATAGTGTTCAGGATTTAATAGAAGAAAGTAAGCAGCTTCATCACTGTGTAAGGACCTATACGAATAAGTACGCAAGAGGAGAGACCACTATATTTTTGATTAGAAAACGTGATGATGTGCTTCATCCCTTCTACACATTGGAATTAAAGGATAAAAAGATTAATCAGGTCAGAGGGTTACATAACTGTGATCCAATAGATGCAGTATCTAGATTCATTAAGAAATGGGCAAAAAAGTATCGTTTCGGTACAACAATCTACCAAAACTATTAGGAGAGTGAAACATGATGAAAATAACAAAAGAAGAAAAACAGCTATATAAGCTGCTGGACGTAGTAAATAAGATTTTTGGAAAGACAAGTGACAGAACTGCTATTGTTGGTAATTTGAATAAACTTTACTTTTATACATTAGGGTACTGTGGAGTATTCATTTCAAAAGAAAATGAAGAAACACTCGTAGAGTCTTATGACTTTGCAACATATCAATATGAACTGAAGCAGCTTCCAAACAAGTCATTTGTATTGGATGCTTTAAGTGGACTTGATTTCGATACACAAAAACTCTACTACAATATTATCGATTTTGTAGATAGTCGAATTCATTCCAAAGAGTGGATTGCTGAAATGTCAAAGGATTATGATCATAAAATCGCCAAGATAGCAATGGATTCAGGTAAATGGATTAGAGACGATGATATCTCTTATCTGAAGGCATTCACTGAATTTGAAATATATAATGGGCAAGATTGCCTGATTATAAGGAGTCAGGATGACTATTGTGACATTTATCTTGTTTTTACAGATAGCGTTGTTGTTCCTGATGTTGAAGATTCAACACAGATGAAAATTGATGCTTATGAGAATAATCAGGGAATTGCTGAAAAGATTATGGATGCAATCAACGCCAATCCACCAGTAGAAGAACCACCTGAAGAGTTTGACGATGATGAATACATTGAGGAATCGTTTGACGATGAAGACGATGACCCAATGGCCTAGTTATGGTTTAGTGTTTGAAGTACCTGGTAAAGTTAGGGGTAAGGGCAGACCGAGATTCATGAAAAATGGTCATACATATACAGATAAAAATACAGTGACATACGAAAAACTCATACAAGCTTCATATTTAAAGCATACGAGCTATATTTCACAAAAGAGTGTAAGAATATCTATGTATATCTGTTTCGCTCCTAACAAGTCAGATACGAAGAAGAATAAACTTATAAAATTAAAGAACAGTTTATGGCCAGGAAAGAAACCTGATATTGACAATGTGATTAAAATCGTGCTTGATGCTTTGAATAAGATTGCTTATCAGGACGATACGCAGGTGAATGAGATCCATGTCCTTAGGCATTGGAATAAGGAAGAGAAGCTCGTGATATGTTTAAGTGAGAATGGCGAGCTGTTCAGAAGTTAAGAAAGGTTAAGAATCTTATAAAGGAAGGTGAAGTAAATGCCTAATGGGATAATTAATTTCTTTGCTGTGTTAGGATTTATCTATACGGTTATTGGAGTACCAGGTTTGGTATTTATATTATTAACAATCAGGAATGCAGAAAGTAGGGAGGATTAGAATATGTTTAATGATCAGAAGTACAAGGTAGTGTGTGATTGTATTTACAAATTAGGAGTGCTTGCTTTGACAGCATTCCTTTGCTGGTTCTTTAACAGTGCCTGGGGTTGTGCTGCCTTGATATTAATAGCATACAAGGATTAGGAGGATTGATAAGGTGGATGAATTAGAAAAGGAATTATTACAGAAACTTGCAGATTCAGGAAGAGTTAGATCGTTGGATTTATTGAGGTCTGATATCAAGAATTACAAACATCTCAAGAACGAATTAAATTGTCTTGATGTTGAATATGCTAAGGAAGTCATCACAAGACAGGAAAAAGTTTACCAGAGTGACGAGGAAATCCAAAAAATAAAATCACCTGGTAAGGGTGATGGTTTGGGTGGACATGTTGAATCTCTTGACCAGAAGATAAACAGATTGACAGAAGAGAAAGACAAAGCTAATGAAGAGTTGCGAAAGTTCTACCAGCTGAACAATTATGTTTATTACAATCGCAAGTGGGTTCTGATGTCTCGTATAGCGAATGTTGAGAAGGCTTTGGAAGAAATGAGTGAAGATGATAGGCAATTCATTAAAGATATTTACATCGAAGCGATTGGCTTTAAAAAGGTTATGAAGAAGTATAGGATTGAGAATAATGGTGATGTTTATCGTAAAGCAAGTAACATTTTGAGAAAGATACTGTAGTTTGGTGTCTTTTTTTATAGAATGTGTAGGAGTTGTATTTTTTTGAGAGATGAGGTATATTATAAACATAAGGGGATGAATTATATGATTAATGTTATTGAAATTGCAAAATATATACTTTCAAAATGTTCACAAGATAACGAACCAATAAGTAACTTGCAACTACAAAAAATTTTGTTTTTTATACAGAAAGATAGGCTTAAACATGCGGGATGGTTTATTAGAGAGGATTTTGAGGCGTGGCCATATGGACCGGTTATCCCTCAATTATATAACATATTTTGTAGTTATGGGGCTATGCCAATTGATAGAGAATATGATAATAATTTGGATGAGAAGATTAAACTAGATATAAATGAAACTATCGAGCGTTTAAGAGTAATGGATCCTTGGGTTTTGGTTGAAAAAACTCATTCTTTAGGTGGAGCTTGGGATCAGGTGTATAATAATGGCTCTGGCTATAAAAAAATTATTCCAAAAGAATTAATTAGGGAAAGGGGATAATTTAATGAGTAATAACGAAAGACAAAAAAGAAATCAGATAAAGCAAATAATTAAGGACCTTGTAAATGAAAAAGCGCTTAAAAATCAAGGAGCTAAAGATAATTATTTAAATAGATTACGAAATGTATATATTAAAAATGGTGAAGTTATATTTCATCATTTTTATTCTGATATTTTTCCAATACTTACAGATTTAAAAAAAGACAATAGACAAATTGAAATAATTAGTCAAAATTTAGAAATTTTATATAAAGAATCTTGTGTAAGTGATAATATTATACAGCAACCATTAAAAAAATTGCTAGATCATACAAATTTAGAAATTGCTAGAATTAATTATATTACATCTATAGATGCAAGAATGGATATGACTGGACAAGAATTACGTCAAAAATATGATGATTTAAATGAAACCGCAAGCAATATAAAACCTAAAGTAGAAAAATTAGTAGAACAAACAGAACATTCATATTCTGAGTTTGTATCCATACTAGGTATTTTTTCTGCGGTTGTTTTGGTATACTTTGGTGGAACAAGTATTTTAGGGAATGTTCTTTCAACAATAAGTAAAACATTTTTGTTAAAAAGTATTGCTATTTCCATAGTGGTGGGGTGGATTGTTTTTAACATTATTTTTATGTTTTTATATTTTCTTTCTAAATTACTAGGTAGATCAATTGCAACTATAACGGAAGATATTTATTGTTCAAATGTGATTGAAAGATTAAAAATAAAATATCCAATAATATATTATTTTAATATTTGTTTTTTAATATTAATTGTTGTTGATGTTATATCTTGGATAGTTTATGTATTTAATTATAAATACGATTTTGTTGGGATAATTGAAAGTCTTGCGATAGGAAAAAGTTTTGAATTCTACATTTTATTGATTGTAATTATTCTTTTAATATTTATAGATTCAATTTTTATTATTTATTATGTATATGGTAAAATTTTTGATAAAGTAACAGGAAAATCAATACAATTGCTTTTTGTAGATAAAAGCCGAATTTATAAAGATGATGGAGTGTGGTATTTTGTGGATTCTTGGGGAGAGTTGCGCAATTGTAGAGACTTTGGAGAAACTATAAAACAATATCTAAAAATTAAACGGGGTAATATTCATTCAAGAATTATTAATTTAAAAAGAAGAATTTTTAATAGATATCCTTTTATAATTTGGATAAACATAATTTTAATAATAGTTATACTTTATTTTATATAATGCTATATTATGTAATCAAAAAACGTGTTATTATTATACTGTCAAAAGACATACAAAGGTACGGTTTCATTAGTTCACTCCTTTCTGAGAATACATGAACAAACCAAAAAAGGCGAATGATCGTCTTTTTTTCTTTTATAGCGATATCACGGGCATGATTTATTACTCCTTTTAAACTCCATATATTAATTAAATTTACATTGTGGTATCGCTTTAAAAGAGAAAATGATAGCCAGTAGTAAGTATTTTACACAGACGCAGCTTGCTATAAAAAACCTGTAACAAAAAAGATTATTGTGAGGTACAAGTAGCAATAATGGATATGTTAACCGCAACGGGAATGGCTTTAAGCGGTTGTATATTCTTAAAATTTATAAATTCAAGGACAAACAAGTCCTTTTTCTTTTACCCAAAACATTGCAGGATGGAGTAACTGGTAACTTGACAGAGTGCTTTTCTGTTGTAGGTGGTTCAAGTCCACCTCCTGCGACCAAGAAAATGAAAGGATGTGATCGTAATGAATATACAGAAGAATATCAATAAGGTGCTGTTGGCTCTGAAAATGCATGGACATGAGTATTTTATCAATACCCAGCAGTTTAGAAGCAGGAAAACAGGTAAGATTGTCACAAAGTATATCATCTATGATGACAATCCTAAGGATGGAATAGAATGCTATGGCAAGGTTCAGTTATTAAATAACCTTGTTTTTTTGTATAAGGATCTACTGTACAAGAGTGGTGATACATCATGACAGAAAAAGAGAAACTTTGTGTTATCGAATGGGTTAAGAATGGATTCAATGGTACAAAGGCGTATATGACAGTCTTCAAGAAATGCAGGAAAGAAAGTTCAGCAGCTGCAGCTTTTTCAAGAATGATGAACAAGAAGGATGTTATTGAGTTTAAGGAGCAATGGCTGAATGATATTGAGTCAACTGAAATAGCAAGTGCCAATGAATTGCTGATGTATCTTACAAGAGTCGTTCGTGGACAGGAGAAGGATGCCTTTGGACTTGATGCATCGTTAAGGGATAGAAATGATGCAGTGGAAAAACTTTTAAAAGTGAAAGGACTTTATAGTCAAAAATTAGAAGTATCTGGTCAACAACTTGTACAGATAGTTGATGATATAGATGACAGTTAAGTTATCAGATGTGCTAGCCGCACCATTTCATGCAGTCCATGTTGATATTGTTAAGAAAAGACATACTCATTACTGGCTTAAGGGTGGTAGAGGATCTACTAAATCATCATTTATCAGTATAGAGATTGTCAAAGGAATTATGGATGATGCTCAAAATGGAATTATGTCCAACGCACTTGTTTTAAGACGTGTAAAGGATACTTTGTCTGAATCAGTACGTGACCAGATTAAATGGGCTATTGAGATACTTGGTGTATCTGAGTATTGGCATGTACCAGAGTCTAAACTCACAATTACTTATAAGCCTACTGGACAGGTCATTCGTTTTAAAGGGGCTGATAATCCTAAAAAAGTTAAATCAACAAAAGTGCCAAAGGGATGGATAAAATACATCTGGTATGAAGAAGTTGATGAGTTTGAGTCTTATGCCAAGATACGTAACATCAATCAGTCATTAATGCGTGGTGGACCGGATTTTATTGTTTTCTACTCTTATAATCCGCCTGAAAGCCAGAGGAACTGGGTAAACAGACATGTTCTTGAACCGAGAGAAGACACTTATATCCATCATAGTACTTATTTGGATGTTCCTAAGGAATGGCTGGGAGAACAGTTTATCATTGAAGCAGAGCATTTAAAGAAAGTGAATAAGGCAAAATATGATCATGAATATCTAGGTGTTGTTATTGGAACGGGTGGAGAGGTATTTACAAACCTTTCAATCAGGCAAATAACAGATGAAGAAATTCAGGTGTTTGATAGATTAAAGAATGGATTGGATTTTGGATATGCTGGAGATCCATTGGCATATTTAAAAATGCACTATGACAAGACGAGAAGACGTCTTTTTATTTTTGGTGAAGTTTATCAGGTGAGATTATCAAATGCAAATGCTGTGGTTAAAATTAAAAAACTCAATCCTTTAAATAAATTAATTATTGCTGATAGTGAGGATCCTCGAACTATAAATGAATTCAATCTCTTAGGATTAAACGTAATTGGTGCAAAGAAAGGTCCAGGTAGTGTTGAAAATGGAATCAAGTGGCTACAGGATCTAGAAGAAATTATCATTGATCCAATCAGATGTCCAAATGCAGCTAGAGAATTTCAGGAATATGAAATTGAAAAGGATAAGGAGGGAAATCTCAAAGGTGAGTTTCCTGATAAGAACAACCATACAATAGATGCTGCAAGATATGGTATGGAAAATGATATTACAAAGAAAAAAGGTCGTGCTGGCAAAAACAGATCTAAATACGAATAGGAGGGAATCAGATGTATACATTTACAGTTGATGGAAGTATATATGATGAAACACAGCTGAATAAAACGCAAATTGAGCAGCTGATCAGAAAGCACAATAACATTGCATCAAAATTCAGAAAGAATATGAGATATTATGAAGCTGATCATGCGATCAAAGGCAGAAAAAAGAAGAACAAGAAAGCGGCAAATAATAAGGTTGTATGCAATCATGCCAAGGATATATCAGATACAGCAACTGGATTCTTCATGAACAGTCCAATATCGTATGGTGTATATGATAAAGAAGATACAGCAGGTATTGATAGGCTCACCGATGCATTTGATACAGCAGATACAGATGATGTGGACAGTGACAATGCGCATGATATGAGTGTCTGTGGTGTTGCCTATGAATATGTTTATGTCAAAGAGGATACAACTGATTTGCTTGTCAGAAATATTGAAGCTGATCATACATTCCTTGTGTATGATGATACCATTGAACAGAATTTATTATTTGGTGTCTATTATTATCGCTTTAAGGATTCAATAACGGAAAAGTTCTGCTATCGTGCAACAGTAGTAACTAAGACTTATATCTACAATATGATACTTGAATGCAATGGAAACAACCATCAAGATATTAGTGAGCCATATGAGAATCATCTTGGCAATGTTCCAATCGTTGAGTATCGCAACAACAAACTTTGCATTGGTGATTTTGAACAGCAGATTTCTCTTATAGATGCATACAATAAAATCACAAGTGATAGAGTCAATGACAAGGAGCAGTTTGTTGAGGCTTTATTGGTTATTTATGGCTCATTGCTAGGTGATGACAATGAAGAAGTTTCTGAGGCTATGAAGATACTGAAAGAAAATGGATTGTTGGAACTGCCACTGGATGCACGTGCTGAATATATAGCAAGAACATTTGATGAAACGGGAATAGAAGTACTGCGTAAGGCTATAAAGGAAGATATTTACACATTTTCTCATGTTCCTAACCTAACGGATGAAAACTTTGTTGGCAACAGTTCAGGTGTAGCTATGGAGTATAAGTTGCTTGGACTGCAGATGATTACTGGCGAGAAGGAAAAGTACTATAAGAAGGGTCTGAAAAGAAGAATTGAACTGTTCTGTAATTTTCTTAAACTTAAAGCAATATCGGTTAATCCAAATATGGTTAAAATTACATTCACAAGGGAACTTCCTAAGAACCTCAATGAACTTGCACAGATGATTGCAAACTTAAGTGGCAAGGTGTCAAACGAAACGTTAATCGAACAGTTGCCTTTTGTTGAAGATGCAGCTGGTGAGGTGGAGAAAGTCAAGAAGGAAAATGATGATAACGTACGTCGCCAGCAGCAGATGTTTAAGTTTGAGAATGACAAGCCATTTAGGGAGGATGAGGAAGATGAAGATACATCAGAGGATACTTCTGCCAGTGATAAAAACTCTAAACTGGATTCTTCAAAAAATCATTAGTATTGCTGGTAAATAGCAATGAGTGATTACTGGAAGAAAAGGCAGGAAGAAAAACTTCTTAATATTCTCAATGATGCAGATGTTACTGCAGAGTATCTGGCTAAGCTGTATCAAAAATCGTCGCTGTATCTGAATAAGAAAATTCAGGGAATATTTGATACCTACAGAGCAAAGAACAATCTTTCTATTCAGGAAGCTAAAACGCTTATTAATTCATTGGAAAATCCTCATGATTACAATGAACTGCTGAGAAAACTGAAAAATGGTCAAACCAGCCAGGAGAAAAAAGAACTTATCAAGAAGCTGGATGCACCTGCCTATCGCTATCGAATCAGCAGACTTGAAAATATCCAGAATGATTTGGATATCCTGATGCAAAGCATCTACAGTACCGAAAAGGAAGTATCGACTTTGTCTTATATCAATTCAGCCTTTGATGGATACCATAGAGATGTTTTTAATATTCAGCATGCTACAGATGTTGCCTATCAGTTTAATACATTGGATCCAACATTAGTTGATGGAATGCTCAAGTCAAGATGGAGTGGGGAGAATTATTCTGAAAGAATTTGGAACAACACAGATGAATTGACCTATAGTCTAAAAGATGAAATGATGATGGGACTTCTTACTGGAAAGACTGAAAGGGAAATGCAGGACAGCATAGATGAGCGTTTTTCTGTTGGTGCATACAAGGCCAGACGTCTTATTGAAACAGAATCGGCAGCAGTAACTTCGTTTGTTGATCAATTGGCATTTGAGGATGCGGGAATCAGGAAAGAAGTGTTTCGTGCAGTGCATGATTTCAAGACCTCAAGAGTATGCCAGAAGCACGATGGAACTGCTGTAGAAGTAGGCAAGGGAGAAATTGGTAAAGATATTCCTCCGCTTCATCCTCATTGTCGTTCTGTTATGGAACCATATATTGAAGGCGTTAGTGAAAATATGGTTCGTCGTCAGCGTAATCCTATTACTGGTGAAGAAGAAACTGTTAATGCTAATGAAACATATGATGATTGGCTAAAAAGGCAGCAGGACGTGCATGGAATTGATACTGTTGAAACATTTCAGAAGAAAACAGTAAATCTATCATCTGACAGAAGGCAGTATAAATATTATAAAGATGTAATTGGTACTGAAAACATGCCAGATTCACTAGCAAAGTTCCAGGAAATGAAGTATAATAATACTAATGAATGGAACTTGTTAAAGAAATATAAAAAGTCACGTGTTTCTGGTAAATTATCAGCATTTTCCAGTTTTGATGATTATAAGAAATATCATGAAATTATTCAAAATAATGTTGTTGGTCTTATAACAGGTGATGGAATAAAAATAACATCACAAAGTAATCATTTTATTGAGAGAGTTTTGGGAACTACCGTTAAAGAAGGACAAAAAGCATCAATCAAGCGTGAAGGTGTTGATATAGAAGATATTATAGAAGCATTATCAGGAAAAGCTGTTGATACAAAGTCTGGATCTAACGGAAGAAGTAGTAAATATACAAATAAGAGAGTTGATGTCACAGTCAATCCTGATACAGGTGTTTTGATTCAGACTGTAAGAAAGGAATTATAGTGTATGTTCAAAAAATATAGGTTAACCAAGGATGAAAAAGAACTATTATTTAGCTTGTTAGAGATGAAAGATTTGAATCCTGATGATGGGTATGTAAAAAAGGATGTTATTGAATTTACCAATTCCAATAGGGCACTCGGCAAGGAAGAAATAAGACAAATAAGGAATTATGTTATTCAAAAGAATATTGAATATGGTTTTGAGAATGACGAACCTAATGAATTAGGATATGAAACAGAAGAACTGTTTGACAAATTATTTGATATTCTTGAAGAAAAAGATTATTATTGACCGATGTTTCATCGGTTTTTATTTTGCCAAAAAGGAGGTGAACATGATGGCGAGATTAAAGGTTATCAGGAACATGTTTGATGTTCAGTGTGGAATTCCCAGACGAGAGGGAGATATATTTGTGGTTGAAAACCCTAAGCGAGTGAAAGAACTTATTGACAAAAAAGTTGTTGCTGAATTAAAGGAAAATAATGATAAATAGGCAATCGTGTGATTGTCTTTTTATATGTCCAGAAACTGATGACATGAAAAGCTGGGATGGTCGTACGGACTTTAAATGGAGGAAGTTATGAAAAAAAACAAGTTTTTATTTCCATTAGATAATTTACAGTTATTTGCAGAAGAAGATCCTGGGACTGGTGCAAATGACACAGATAATCAGGAAAACGAAAGTCATGAAGGTGAACCTGAAAATGATATTCAGCAGCCTAAGACCTTTACACAGGAGGAACTGGACAAGATTGTTCAGGGAAGAATTGCAAAGGAACGTAAAAGCTGGGAAAAGCATCTGGAAGATCAGAAAACAGAAGCAGAAAAGCTTGCAGGAATGTCCGAAAAGGAAAAGAAGGAATATCAGGCGAAGAAACGTCAGGAGGACCTGGATGCGAGAGAAGCAGCAATTACTCAAAGAGAATTGACTGCGCAGGCTAAGGTTCAGCTGGCTGATAAAGGTATCCCAACAGAACTTGCCGAAATTCTAAATTTTACTGATGCAGACAGCTGCAAGAAAAGCATTGAGACTGTTGAAAAGGCTTTTCAATCTGCTGTAGAAAAAGCGGTTGATGAAAGACTAAAGGGTGGAAAGCCACCAAAAAGAGCTAAGGATGATACACCATCTGAAGCGGAATTGATTTATAAAAATATGATGGGCAAATAAGGAGGAATAGAATATGCCAATTAATACATTAGCAACTGCTACTTTATTCCAGCAGACATTGGATTTAGTAGCACAACAGGAAGCATTAACAGGATGGATGGAAGCGAACGCGGGACAAGTCAAATACAGCGGAGGAGCAGAAGTTAAAATTCCTAAAATCGCATTGCAGGGCTTAGGTCAATACGATAGGGAAAAAGGGTACAATCAGGGTGCCATTACTTTGGAATATGAGACAAGAACAATGACACAGGATAGAGGTCGTAAGTTCTCATTGGATGCTATGGATGTGGATGAAACGAACTTTGTTGCAACTGCATCTACAGTTATGGGAGAGTTCCAAAGAATGTTTGTAACTCCAGAAATTGACGCATATCGTTTATCAAAATTGATTACAACAGCAATCACAAAGGATGAAAATATTGTCTATGGATATGTGCCAGCAGAATCAACAATTTTAAGGGAAATCAAGAAAGGCATTGCGAAAATTCGAGATAAAGGATATAACGGTGAGTTGGTTATCCATATGACTGCGGATGCAAAACTTGAATTAGAAATGGCGTTGGCTGGAAAAATTACTGATGTAACATTCTCTCAAGGTGGCATTGATACAAAAGTACCAGCGGTTGATCAATGCCCTATTATCGAGACACCACAGAATAGAATGTATTCTGCTATTACAATCTATGATGGTGAAACTTCTGGACAGGAACAAGGTGGCTATGTGAAGGGAACAGGTGCTTTGGAAGCAAACTTTATTATTGTACCTAGAATTACACCTATTGCTATCTCTAAGCAGGATGTTATGCGTATCTTTGATCCATTGACAAATCAAAGAGCCAATGCATGGGATATGGATTATCGCCGTTTTCATGAAATATGGACATTAGACAATAAAGAGGATTCAATCTATGTCAATATTAAAGATTCAAAGCCAACAGCCTAGGAGGAAACTGAAATGACTATTGTTATGAAAGAGAATGTACAGTTTATTGTTAAGGATGAAAAAGTTCAGGAATACATTGATAAGGGATTTAAGCAAGTTAAGAAAGTGGACGAATCTGAGAATAATGAGAAAAAGCAAAAATCCTTAAGCAAGATGAATAGCGGTGAACTGAAGGAATTGGCTGCACAGCTGGGAATTGAAATTGATGATTCTTTAACAAACAAGGAAATTGTGGCTATCATCAAGGAAGCACAAAATGGAAATGAATAATCTGCTGGAACAAAGGTTTCAGCTGCTAACAGGTGAGACTGATCTGGAAAAAGTCTCATCTTTTCTTTTAAGTGCAGAAGCCACAATTCTTTCCAGAACAAACCGCAGAAAAATGATTGATGAATTATCAGAAGCCAAGCTTCAGCTCGCAGTAGCAAGATACAACAAGCGTGGGAATGAAGGACTGTCATCATACAATGAGGGTGGGGAAAGTGAAACCTATCTAAGTGAAGATGATATTCTTTCAGGAATTGCAAGCTATCGTCTTTCTGCGCTTGGAAGGAGAGTCAAGGATGAAAAAGAAGAGTCTACGAAAATTTAAGCATAGGGCTTATATGCCTCACAAAGACAGTGAGGGCAATATCTTAGAGGCTTACAGTGATGAAATTCATGAAGATGAAGCACTTATCTGGCCTGCGGGTTCTAAACTGCAAACAGAACTATATGGCTTGAGAATAAACAGCATCATGAATATGCATTATTATGGCATTTTAGAGATTGAAGAGCATGACATGATTATTTATGAAGGGATAAGTCATAAGGTCATTAGCGTAAAGAAAAGTAGGCGATTTAGAGGATTGGAGATTGAGCGATTATGAGCAATATAGATTTAAGCAAACTGTTTAACAAACTATCAGAACTTGATTCAAAGGTTGCTAAAGAGGCCGTTGTAGAGGCGGTATCGCAAGGCGGACTTATTGTTCAGTCACAGGCTCGACTTCTCATTACATCTGATTCTCATGCGTTGGAGAGATCGGTCAGAATAAAGAAAGAAATTAAAGATCAAGTTATCTCATCTACTGTCTATACAAATTCAGAATATGGTGCCTACTATGAATTTGGTACTGGACCTAACGGTCAGGCTAATCACGCAGGCATTTCACCAGCAGTCATACCACGATACTCACAAAGAGGCTGGATGATACCAGCAGATGCCATGTCAGTTGAAAAGGCTGAAAGCTATGGATATAGAGTTGCTATGAAAGATGGTGAAGTTATTGGCTATTATACAAAAGGACAGATGGCCAGACCATTTATGTATCCAGCACTAAAGAATCATGAAAAAGATATTATTAAAAATTCCAAGAAGATTATTTCATCTAAGATAAAGGAGATATGCAAGAAATGATAAATGTAAAGGATATTATTTATAGGGAGCTTCAGTCTGTTGTTAAAAATGTAAGTGATATGTATCCGCAAAGTTTTTCGGATATGCCAGCAGTTCAGTATGTTGAAGAGGAAAATAAGGTGGATGAATTCACTGATGATCAGGAACAGAGTTCTTATATCAGATATCGCATTGATATATGGGATGGTAAAAGTACATCTCAGACAGCTGTTGATATTGATGCTGTTATGTCAAGACTTGGATTCTTAAGAACAAACTGTCAGGATGTTCCAGATCCAAGCAGTTTGAAGCACAAACAAATGAGATATGAAGCTATTATTGAATGCAAAAAGAAATTTATATATCACACATAGAAATAGAAGGAGGATGATTTTATGTTAGCAAATGGAGCTACATTGGAGTACAAGGCTAAGGGTGCAAGTACCTATACAAAATTAAAAGGTCTAAAGGAAATACCAGAAATGGGAGTTGACCCTGAGAAAGTAGAAAACACTACTCTTGAAGATACAATCAAGGTATACGAAATGGGTATTGGAGATCCAGGGGATGTCGTTTATAAATTCAGATACGATAATAGTGAAGCAGAGTCACCTTATCGTGTCTTAAGAGCGTTTGAGGCTTCAGGAGAAACCTTATCTTTCAAGGAGACACTCAAGGATGGAACAACAACATCATTTGATGGACAGATATCACTGAAACGTACAGGTGGCGGCGTTAATGGTGTCATTGAATTTGATTTGAATATTGCACTAGCAAGTGCGTTAGAAATCACTGATCCAGTTATAGCATAGGAGGATGATTATGGGAGCGTTAAGTGGAGAAGTTATAGAAGATGGTAATCAGAAGTCAGAAACTTCAACGGTGAATAAAAGAAAGCCATATGCAATATGGAGTGTTGATGGAAGGGATTATAAATTAAAATTAACAACACAGTCAATCATTAATCTTGAGGATAAGCTTGGTACGAATTTACTCAATGTAATATCAAGTACAGATAATGGATCAATGCCTGCATTAAAGGTCATGCTTTTGATTGCACATCAGGCAATGCAGAAATATGAGCATGGCATAAAGGAAGCTGATGTCATTGATTTGTTTGATAAATATCAGGATGAAGGTGGAACACAGATGACGTTCATGACTGATGTTTTCTTTCCAATATACCAGGTAAGTGGTTTTTTCTCACAAGCACAGACGGAGTCAATGGACAAACGTCTGGAGAATGCAAAAGAAATGATGTAAGTTATAAAAAAGTTGGAGATCTGATAGATGAACTTTATCTAGCTGCATTAGACTGTGGCATAAGTCCATCTATTTTTTGGGATTTATCCATTTTGGAAATAAGCGATCTTATTGAATCTCACGAAAGAGTGGAAATTCGCAAACAGAAGCAGGTTGCTGTTAATAATCAGATTTTATCTGACCAGATCATGAGAGGAATTAATCTCATTATCAATGGTTCTGAAAAGACAAATGAAGATACTCAGTTTAAGCAGCTTTGGGATTACTATCCTGATTTATTTGAAGATGAGAAGAAACAATATTATATGGAAAAACAGGAAAGCGAATTTGAAGTATTCAAGAACAGAAGAAAGAGATTTGCCAGCCAGTATAATAAAAAATATAAGGGAGATGGTGACTAAGCACATTAGAGGAATTAAAAGTAATTATATCTGCTGAAACTAAGAAATTCAGCAGTGCATTGAAAACTGCGACAGCAGATGCTAAATCTTCTGCTGGCACTATCGAAACACAGGCAAATAGAATCAATAAGTCAATGTCTGGGATAAAGTCTATGGTAGCATCAGCAGCTGCAGGATTTGGATTATACAAGTTAGGCAAGGAAGCAGTTGCAGTAGCAAGCAGTCTGACTGAAGTACAGAATGTTGTTGATACAGCTTTTGGAGAGATGTCATGGAAGGCAGAACGTTTTGCTAAAAAATCTATACAGCAGTTTGGCATGAGTGAACTGAGTGCCAAGAAAACAGCAAGCACATATATGTCTATGGCTAAGAGTGCACAGATAAATAATAGTGCTGCATCAGATATGGCCATTACATTAGCTGGTCTGACTGGAGATGTAGCTTCTTTCTTTAATATTTCTCAGGAACTTGCTGATGTAAGGCTTAAGTCAGTCTTTACAGGTGAAACTGAAACGTTAAAGGAACTTGGCGTAGTTATGACTCAGGCTAATCTCAAACAGTTTGCATTATCACAGGGGATCACAAAAAATATCAATGATATGACTCAAGCTGAGCAGACAACATTGAGATACAATTTTGTATTGGATAGACTGGCGTTTACACAAGGAGATTTTGCACGAACAAGCGGAACATGGGCTAACCAGGTACGTATACTTCAGGAGCAGTGGAAACAGCTTCTAGGCATAATTGGGAATGGACTGATTTCTGTATTTACACCTGTTATTCAGGTGATTAATACAGTTATTGGAAAATTCATAACACTAGCAAATGTCATAGCAGGAGTTTTTGGTAAACTCTTTGGAGGACAATCAAAACAGAATGCCAAGAGTAGCGTAATGAGCGCTGTAGCCAATGATGCATCATTGGCATCAAATTCTGTTGGAGGAGTTGGAAAGGCACTTGATGGAACAGGAGGAAAGGCAAAGAAGGCAGCAAAGGAAATAAAAGGTGTGCTTGCTGGATTTGATGATCTCAATATTCTAAGTGAAACAAATAGCAATTCTTCTGGTACAGGCTCTGCAGCAGGTGGAAGCAGTGCAGGCGGTGGCTATGATGTTGGCTCTATTGACTGGGGAAGTGCATTTGAAGAGCCAGATACTTCAGGAGTAGATAAGGCAGTGGACAAAGTTATAGCAAAGATAGACTTACTGAAAAGCTGGGTCTCTAAGAATGTGCCAGCTATAACATCTTTGCTGGGTGGACTGGCTACTGGATTTGCAGTATTTGGTCTATTGAGAAACTGGGGAAGCACATCAAAGGTATTACAGACTTTTGGAGATACATTTAAGTTTCTTGGGTTATGTGCCTCTACATTCTTTGGTGAAATTTTATCGGGAAATGGCATCATGTCAGGATTAACTTCAGTCTTTGGAACAGCTGCAGGCACAGCTATAGGGATTTCTGCTGCTATAGGTGCAGTAACAGCAGCACTGATTTATCTGTACCAGACAAGTGATGGCTTCAAAAATCTTGTCAATGAGGCATTGTCAAATATTGCCTCGATTTTATCTGGCTTATGGACGGAAATCATACAGCCGTTGTTTGCTTTTCTGGCTGATGTGTTTATGACTGTTCTTGTACCAATAGCATCCTTTCTTGCAAATGTATTTGTAACGACTATCCAGTTGGTTTCATCTGTTATTCTTATATTATGGAATACGGTTCTGGCACCTTTGGTTAATTTTCTTGTCGGCTTATTCTCAGCTGCGCTAAATGCAGTTATGAAAGTATGGGAGAAATGGAAACCAGGTGTAGAGCTTGTCATGCAGATGTTGAATCTATTCTGGAGTGAATGCCTGCAGCCGATTGCAGATGCTATAATTGGTATATTTGCAGCATCATTTGAAACAGCACAGCCAATTATTGAAGGTGTCTTTGATGCAATATTGGCGGTTGCAAAGATAGTTCTTGAGTTCTTTGTTGGGCTGTTTACTTTAGATATGGATACAGCATGGAAGAATATATGTGGTATCTTTGATGAATCAATTAAAAATATCTGTGATTTCTTTGAACCGGTTGCTGGCTTCTTTTCTAGGCAGTGGGGCTATGTTAAAGATTCATTCAATAATGTAGCTAAATTTGTATCTGGTGCATTCAATACTGACTGGACAAAATCACTCGGACTGCTCGGAGTTCCAATGAATACATTATGCTCAGGCATCAAATCTGTATGGAGCATGATCAAGGGCGTGTTTAATGGTATTACGACTTTTGTATCTGGTGTTTTCACAGGCAACTGGAAAAGAGCATGGCAGGGTGTAAAGGACATTTTCTCAAACATTGTCAAAGGATTTGCGAATATCTTCAAATCACCTATCAACGCAATCATTGATGGAATAAACAGTTTTCTTGGTGGATTGAATAAGATTAAGATACCTGATTGGGTACCGCTTGTTGGTGGAAAAGGATTCAGTGTTCCTAAAATTCCACGACTTGCACAAGGTATGATTGCCAGCAAGCCAACCTTAGGAATCTTTGGTGAAGCAGGAACTGAGGCTGTTATTCCATTGAAAAGAAATACACAGGGGCTTGATATGATTGCTGATAAGATTCTTTCAAGAATGCCAGCTAATGGCAGTGGCGGAGGAACTTACATAATCAATCTTGTCTTGGAAACTGGTGAACGTCTGACACAGATGGTTATCAGGAATATTAAGGAGTATGAAGTCAAGACAGGAGAATCTGTCTTTGACTATTAGGAGGAGATATGGTGAGTAATGTTACAATTAAGATTGAAGGAGCTGAATTGCCAGCTCCTTCTTCATATGATGTTAGCTTTGAAGATCTGGATAGTGAACAGTCTAAGCGATATGTCACTACAGGGAAGTTAAGAAGAAAACGTACACGTGGTGAGGTGATGAAGATCTCACTGACATATAACTTAAAGGATATGCCTGATGTGATGAAAATTATGAAAATGATTAAGCCGCAGACTTATAGTGCAGAACTTTATCTTCCTAATGAAGGAATTGTTGGAACCATTGAGATGTATTCAAACAAAAAGAAATTCAATTATATTAATACAGCGACTGGACATAAAGCTCAGTCGTTTTCTTTTGATATGACGGAGGTGTAGGCATATGATCATAAAAATGAACAACAAAGATATATCCGATATTTTATTAAGCTATAAGAGAAGTGGCAGCATGAACAGAATTGTTGGCAATGCTCCAACTCAAGCATTAAAAGTATCTTTGGATAACTCTAATGGATTATTTGATTATAAAACAGTTAATGATGCGGTTTTTGAAGTACAGCCAACACCAAAATCAAATAAGTACTTTTTTAAGGCGTATGAAATGCCAGAAACATGGGATTCCATTCTGGAATTGACTCTCTATGATTGCATGTATATTTTTGATGCCAGCTACAATACAAAAATTGAATATCCAGCAACAATTGAAGCACAGCTAATGGAAATGCAAAGTATTACAGGCATTGAGATAGACTACAGTTCTGTTGATCAAACAATCTTAAATAGGGAAACAAACCAGTACGATTCTACATTAACTATGCGCAGCTATCTGAGATGGATTGGCGAAATAAGCGGATGCAATGTGATGGCAGGTCATGATCAGTATAGCAGGGCTGTTTTTATTCCGTTTCAAAGTACTATTTTCGCTGAATATAAGGACCTTCTTGACTATAAGAAAGGCAATCCATATATTATTTCAAAAGTTACATTCAATGATGGAATCAGGATATTTGATAAAGGGACTGAAGATGCTAATACCTATTTCTTAAGTAGCGATAACATCTATATTACTGATCAGGAACATATCAATATAGTTTCGCAGAAACTGATAGGATTATCAGTCAACTCAGCACAAAATGTAAATGCTGATTACTGTGATAACCTGACATTAGGAAATGTTATTAAATGTCTGGATGAATTCTCATTTGTTGTACTGAACTTTGAAGAGAAATATGCTGGTGGGGATGAACCTGATTATATCCTTAGCGGAGAGTTTGCTAGTGAAAATCAGGAAACAGTAGGTGTGAGAGTATCAAACTCTGCAAAGATAAGAAGACTGCAGGTTATTACTAATGAGCAGGATCTCAGTCTGAGCATTCTTGCAAAGCAGCAGGACGAACTTGGCAGTCAGCAGGCAGAATTTAAAGTTTCTTTAGATGGTATTCAGGAGACTATAAAAAGGACTGAAGAAAATGTAGATAAGGTTTTTAAGAACTTTACTGTTTATCTTGAGACAAACAGACTGGTCAATCAGGTCTATGACAGTAATGCACAAACATACATTCCTGATTTCTTTGCAAACAATCTTGTGATTACCGCACATGCCTATGATCTTGAAGGAAATGAATTAAATGATGCCAGGTATGAGTGGAAACGCAAGACAGAGAATGCTCTTGAACCATTAGTAGCAGGAGAACATGTCAACAACAATATACTCACAATCAGTCATAACTTTGAGGAGACTGTAACATTTGTGTGCACTGCAACCTTAGATCTGATTTCCAAGAAAGAGGAACTAACAGTTATTTCTACGAAGACAGGCAAGGATGGCCAGGATGGACAAGTTGGACCACAAGGACCTCAAGGTGTTCAAGGTCCAAAGGGTACAGATGGTAAACAGTATTATACATGGCTGAAATATGCTGATACACCAACAACTGGTATGTCAGATAATCCTACTGGTAAAGCCTATATTGGTTTAGCTTATAACAAGGAAACGTCTACAGAAAGCAATAACTACAGTGATTACACATGGTCACTCATCAAAGGTGAAAAAGGTGATCAAGGTGTTGCAGGTGGTAAGGGAGCAGATGGAAAGACTTTCTATACATGGATCAAGTATGCAACATCTTCATCAGGAGCAAACATGAGTGATGATCCAACTGGAAAGACTTATATTGGTTTGGCTTATAATAAGACAACACCAACTGAATCAACAAATGCTGCTGATTATACGTGGTCTCTTATCAAGGGTGATAAGGGAGATGCAGGTAAAGGGATTAAGTCAATCACAAATTATTATTTAGCTACTGCAAGCAGTAGTGGAATCACAGCAAGTACATCAGGATGGACAACGTCTGTACAGTCTGTTTCATCATCAAAAAAATATTTATGGAACTATGAAGTGATCACTTATACAGACAACTCTACCACAGCAAGTACACCTTGTATTATTGGTGCTTATGGAGATACAGGTTCTACAGGATCAACTGGTGTGGGAATAAGTGCAATTACTGAATATTATCAGGTAAGCACAAGCAATACATCAGCACCAACGAGCTGGGTAACGACTCCACCAGGCATGACAGAGACAAATAAATACTTGTGGAATTATGAAATGATCAAGTATACAAATAACACAACAAAGGAAACCGCAAAAAGAGTTATTGGTGTATATGGAAATAAAGGAAATACAGGTTCAACAGGACCACAGGGACCAGCAGGCAAAGGAATTATGTCTACAGCAATTACCTATCAGGCTGGAACAAGTGGAACAATTGCACCAACTGGAACGTGGGCTACTTCTATTCCATCGGTTGCACAAGGACAGTATCTATGGTCTAAAACTGTTATTGCCTATACAGACAACACAACGTCTACGACTTATAGTGTTGCCTACATTCCTAAGAATGGGAGTAATGGTGCTACTGGAACAGGAGTTAATACAATTGAACAGCAATATTATCTTAGTACATCCAAAACAGCACAGAGTGGTGGTAGCTGGGTGACTGCAATGCCAACATGGAGTACAGGATTGTATTTGTGGACACGCTATGCCATAACATATAAGAATCCTACTTCTACAGCATATACAAGTCCTATATGCGACAGTTCCTGGGAGGCTGTTAATGATTTAGAAGTAGATATGAATGAAAAGTTTGATGAGGCAGCAGCAGACTTAGCTACACAGCTAAGCAGTGCAAAAGCGGAGTTTAGTTCCGAAATTATTAAAACTGCGGATACGATAAAACAGGAAGTGTCTGCTAGCTATTATTCTAAAAAAGACGGTGAATTGCTAGCACAAAAAACCACTAAACTCGAGCAGGATAGTGAGTCATGGACGTTTAACTTTGAAACACTAACAGAACAGTTTAAAAACCTTGACAATGAACAAAAAGAAAATTATGAAAGGATTCTTAAGTATATAAAGTTTGAGGACGGAGGCATTCTTCTAGGAAATAGTCAGGATGGACTAACCCTAACTATTGAAAACGATAGAATTGTATTCAAACAGTCTCAAAAAGAGCTCGCTTATTTTACAAACAGTCGCCTATTTGTTATTGATGGTGAGTTCACAAATTCATTGAGGATAGGCAACTTTGTATTTGTTCCAAGAAGTAATGGTTCTCTAGATTTCAAGAAGGTGGGGTGATTATAGATGGCAAGTATACGAAGTAGTACATATAAATCTCATCTGTGGCTAACCTTTGATTATTCTTATTCACAGAATGTTGCAAACAATAACAGTTCCATATCATGGAGCTTAGTCCTTCATTGGGATGCAAGTTTAAATTTTAGTGCCAGCAAAAGCTATTCGGTAACAGTCAACGGAACCAATTATTCAGGAACTTATACTGGCGGAGCAAGTGGTGGAAGTGGCTCAAAGACAATTCGTAGTGGAACAACTTCCGTTGGACATAATGCCGATGGTACAAAGTCTGTTAGCGTTAGTGCCAGCTTTAATATAGCAGTTACTTATAGTGGAACGTATATTGGGTCGATGAATCTATCTGGAAGCTTTACACTTCCAACAATTCCCCGTGCAAGTTCTTTTGGTGCTATTAGCGGTAATACAATCGGTAGTGCTATGACAATTAATATCAATCGTGCAAGTACGGCTTTTACACACTCTCTTTGGTATAGTTTTGGAAATATTAGCTGGGCAGGAATAGCAAGTGGTGTAGGAACATCTACAACGTGGACTGTGCCAATGGATTTATGTAATCAGATCGGAAATGCAACGAGTGGAACAGGAACACTTATCTTAAGAACATATAACGGTTCAACGCAGGTGGGTGAAGATAAGTACATCAATTTTACAGTTAATGTGCCTGCAAGTGTTGTTCCGTGGGTATCAGCACCATCAGTTAGTGAAGCCATATCAGGATTGTCAGCGAAGTTTGGAGGATATGTCAAAGGCAAGTCACAGTTGAAGGTAGCAATTAGTGCTGGTGGATCATATTCAAGCTGGATAACACAGTATTCAACAAGTGTTAGTGGTATTGGAACATATGGTGGTGCCAGCTTTACAAGTGGAGTTTTATGGAATGCAGGAACAGTAACAATAACAACAACTGTCACAGACAGCCGCGGAAGAACGGCAAGTGCCAGTAAGACAGTTACTGTTCTGGATTACTACTCTCCAAGTATTTCCAAGTTTAATGTTGTGAGGTGCAACAATGCTGGGACAATCGATGAGAATGCGGGTGCCTATGCAAGAATAACCTATGCATTTTCAATCGCATCTGTTGGCTCAAAGAATTCAAATTCCTTTGCTTTGCAATACTTGAATGATGCTGGAACATGGGTAAATTTTACAACAGGAAGTGGTTATTCTAAGGATACATACTACGTAACAACAGTTACGTTTGATGTTAATAAGGAAAGACAATTTAGAATAGCAGTAACAGATTACTTTGGAACGTGGTATGCCTATGCGACAATGCCACCAACTTTTACACTCATGAACTTTAGTAGTGATGGAAGAGGAATAGCAGTTGGAACAACCGCAGAAAGTGGAAAGTTTAAGATTGCAATACCAGTCTACTACAATGGACAGTTACTGGATCTAGGCAAGATTATGGTTTTTGATGGTTATGAAAATGGAAAAATAAAATTCCACACAATAGATTAGGAGGAAGAAAGATGCTAAAAAGTAAAAATAAAAATACCCCCAAAATAGCCGGGGGGGGGGTACGAAAATCACTTCGTATCTACAACTTGCGAAAGGAGGATGCTATCAGAGAGTAGCATCTCTCAAAGAAAGAGAGGTGAAGGCTTAATAGCTTTCACCAGTGATAGATATGACTAGTTATTGTACAGTTGATGGAGAAAAGTTTCATTATGTTATACAGGAAGGATATACTCATCTACATATAGTTATACGACGCAATAAAATGATGTATGACAAAGGAAGTATATTCATATATGGATTTATGAATAATACAAATGGATATTGCGGAATCATTTCATATAATCAAGACGGTTTTATACTGCAAACCATATTTGGCTCTGGTGTTGTTGGTTCTTACCAGGAGGTAACAGCAGATTTTATTAGATGTGTAATATGGGTTCCTCAATATTCCGTTTATTCCCTACAAGGAACAGACCCCTTTGAAATTGCTCGTACAAATGGTTAATCTATCACAGAGCTATTAAGTAAAAATGACAAATCATACAACAATTGATGGCGATAGAATATTAGATATCTATTTATCTGGTGAAACATCCGTTGTTTTAAATGTTAAGAGATACAATGGTGGTATGCGTGGAGGCATACTAATGTTTGGTGCATATGGAACTTTTGGGACTATAGAATATGATGATAAGATGCATGGCACTAATACGGGATATCATGCAGCGACTGGTCAGCAATTAAATTGCAGGACAATTAGTGATGACGGAATTAATCTTCAAATTGAAGTATCAAATATTCCTTCTTGGACATGGTACACATTTATAGGGTGCAATTGTTATTTTGTTTAATCTCTCTTTCAAGATAGCAAAAAAATTAAATTATGACAAATTATACAGTATTGGCTCCAGTAGTACATACGGATCATTTTACTGGAACAGTGGAGGAAGGAAGCACGGCTATACGGATTGTAACAATTAAAGATTTTGCAAGTTTATATAATATTTCTAATATAGATGTAGGGAAAATTTTTATTTTCGCTACTAATGCTAATGGCACTCTTACTGATGTACATATAGATGGCACAACAATACTTGGGGACTATATTTATGCAGTATTTGATAGACCTCTTCCTGCTAATGGAACTATTAAAATCAATTACTGCTTAATGTACTTTGCATAA